GTGCCATTCACTGTCATGCCAGATTTTAACAGCAGCATGTTGGAATCTTTCATTTCCTTAATCAATTCCAACTTATCTTTAGCAAGTTTAACCATTGCATCTTCATCGTTAGGATCAACGGTATTCATAACATCCGATCCTTCGAACAGCGTATCAATATCGCCTTGAATAATTAGCATGGCTTCGTTTAAATCGGTCATGTAGTTTGCTGTATCTGATTGTGCAGCATCGTAAAGATCAATCAACGGTAAAACATTCTCAAAGTCACCTAAACGGAAGTTACTGTTATCAAATTCAACAACCGGGAACGTTGTAATTGGCTTTGCTGTATCGACTGTCATCTTACCCATGATTGGTGTTGGCTTGTAAAGTGTATACGTATCAGCCGTCCACGTTTCAGGAACGTAATTGATTGTTGATACTTGGTTATCATCTACCAATTCGATCTGATGATAACGCACGGCCATAATTGGCATAGGGTCAACGTCAGTCGAATAAATGACGAACGTGTCTAATGGATCGAGCTTTGCCAAATGTTCTTCGTTATCTTCACCACGATAAACATATTCATACGCCCGACCATAGCGTGTCATATCCAAAAACAAATCATAGTTTTCTGCATCGACATCATTGGCCTTGCTAAACGTATCGAACCCGCTGTTGTTGCCATCATCAGGTAATTTAACGTTGATTGGGTTACCAACTGAATACGATGTTTGGAAGTCAGCGATATATTTTGCAAATGAGTGTGTAGCTCGGTGATCGGCCTTGCCATCTTCATGCCGTCTTGATTGTTTATCAAGGATTTTTCTGTTGTACCCCTGATAATAGTCATCTAACGTTTCTAATCGTGGCCGTTGATAATTAAAATGATGCGTAATGAATTTCATGACTTTATCTGGCGTTAAACTTTCTAACGATTCCTGATAAATCAAGTTCGCCTGTTTGTGTTTGGTTAAATCGTAATCCATGCTAAGCCTCCTATAATCCTAAGTTCTTTAGTGTTGACACGCGTTCCTGATAGTTCATATAATGCCCAGCACGAACGAACATGTACTTTTCTAGCGCATAACGTAAAGCATCGATCGCATGGTTGTTCGCGTCTTTCGGTTTGTTAAGCCAATTGCCTTCTTTGTCCTTATCATAAACGTATGTGTTAAATTCTTCCATTAGCCCTTTAACACGCGGATGCACAACGAAGTGGTAAGACTGCATGTATTGGATTCCTTGAATAACACTATCTTTACCTTTACCTGATGGCTTGATATTAGGGACACGGTGCTGTTGCGATAACTCGACAATCATGCGTTGTTCGGCACTATCTGCTATAATCGGCAGTCCAAATGCTTTGTGGTTAGCCAATTCTTGTGCAATCTGATTAGTCAATAAATGCTGCTTATAAAACTCGTCATAAATGTAAACGATCCGGTTTTCTTGATCCACCGCAATAAATTCACCAGCAGTGGGATCATGCTTGAAACCGAAGTCCAAGCCAATTGACTTAGGTAATTTTGCAATGTCTTCATACGAGAAGTCACGCTGTTCGAACAGTCCATCGAATACCAGTCCTTCAGCAATACCCCATTCACCCAATACAGCCACACGAGCACGATTAGGATTACGTACAAGCATTTCTTTCAACGAATCAACGTAATCAGCGTTTAAATGTTCATTGTCTTTATACGTTGTCGTGATAGCTTTTGAGTGGTTTCGTTTCGTCTTATCATCAAAGAACTCATGCTTCAGCCAATGACGATCAGACCATGGGTTGAATGTGATCACCGTTTGATAGAACCCACCGTCAGGCAGTTCCCCACGCATAGATTCTTCGACTGTATCAAACGCGTCTAATGACTTTAATTCATATGCTTCCTCGCACCACCTTCGACAGATAAATCCTGTAACAGGTTGGATAGACGTGATTTTAAGAGGATCATCCATTCCGCGAAAGAATATCTTCTGGCCAGTTGGTTTGTAAGTTATTTCAAGTGGTGACTTGGTAAACTTGAATAGATCAATCACACCTAGCGTATGTGCTACTTTGCGGATAGTTGCGAATGTACTGTCCTTTTGAGTAGTTGCGTATTGCCGTGTAACTAACCAATTGACATATGGGTGAATTATCATATCAATAACAACTTTTACCGCTACCGCATACGACTTTCCAGATCCACGAGAGCCCTTATAAACTAAGTAGCGTTCTCTACTATTGAACATCGGGTAATATGCCTTAGAAACGACATTAGACACGTTTAAATCAACTCTACTCGGAATCTTCATCACCATCTTCCGGAAGTGTGACGTTAACCACTACTTGGCTATCTGCTGATCCGTCAGCCTGCTTTACACGTAATTCAGCAAGCTCTGCATCAGCCTTAATTTTACGAGCACGTTGCTTCTCAATTTCCTTGCTCTCATTTTTCAGCTGACCGCCTAACTTAAACCAAAGCTCAGCCGCATTGACCTGCTCCTTAGTTGGGGCTGGCGAAGTCATAGTTTCGTCAGTAACAATTTCATCTTTGATATTGTCTTTCTTTGTAAAGCTATGAGTAATCGGTTTTCCTGACGCAATTCGGTAAATATTCATCAACACTTCATCCGCTTCGTCAGATTCTTTTTGTTCAACTTTTTTAGTTTTACTTGAAATATATTTACTGATTCCAGCATTTTCAAGTAGTTGATGTGTCGCGTTTTTAGCGGTTGCTGGAGCATACCCAGCATATATTGCTGACTGGTAAGCATTGTGTGTTCTAATCCACTCATTGGCGAACTTGCGTTGTTGAGCGCTTATTGACTTAGCCATACATAAATACCCCCTCCTTTAAAAAATTAATATCAACACCATTATATCATCTAACGGACTACTCTTAGCAGTAACTCATCTCTACGTTTTCTTGCTCCAGAAAAGTTTATTTTTTTACCAAGATTAAAAGCAACCTCGGTATAAGGCAATTTTGTGTATTCGCTGATATAAATTTCTTTTGCTGGGCATTCATTAAGATACCAATTATAAAATGCTTTATAGTCAAAACCATCATAGTTATACTGAGCACCAACATATGGTGGATCACAGTAAACAACATCATCAATATTGATGGCTAGTTCACGATAATCCTTTACGGAATATTGCAATTGTTGTAACCGTTTTGCTTGTTGTAACCGTTCCAGTTGTTCCAGCCGTTGAAAATGTTGCATTCGTTCCATTTGTTTTATCAAATTATGGTGAGAATTAATATTCATTTTTTCTAATCTCCATTTATGGAACAATCTGTAATTCTCACTAATTGTATTAGCGTTTAAAGAATAGCTATATAATTTGTCAAATTCTGTTCCGGTGTTTCCATAAAATAGCGCCCGCGTTAGCAGCAACTTTTCTTCTTCGTTTTCCTTGCTCCACAAATAATTTTTCTGATCATTACTAAATGAATAAGCAATTAAAACTAACGTTCGTTCAATCGAATCAGGTTGATTATCTCGCCAATCAAAAAAATTTTCTCGTGTTAATGCTACGTAATCCATCAGATTGAAATGTGGTTCATCATTGATTAACGCTTTTAATAGCTCAACCACAGTTTTCCTTTGGTCATTATATATCACTTCTTCATATTTTCCGGATGACACAGCTGTCAAACTAACGCATCCGCCTCCACCAAATACATCAACCAATCTTTTACCATCTGGCAGGGCTTCCATGATTTGTTCAACCTTTTGTCCCTTGTTGCCAACGTATGGCAAACCGCGCTTCCATTTGTCTTTTACTTTCATCTTAGCCATGTTCCCCTTTCGATTACATGTACATATAAATTAATGGCAACCTGCCACTTTCTTAATTAATTTGAATTAATTATTGTCATTTGATCAAGACCCAATCGTCAGCCAGCATATCGGTTTGACTAGCTAACCAACCTACAACTATTGAACCATCTGCTGATTTCATATCAATATGTGGGTTAATATCGATATGTTTTTGGCTATCAGGGATAGACTTAGCGAGTGTCAAGTTACGAATCTTATCTGGGGCAATTAGAGATCCACTTTCAAAATAAATAAACATGCCTTTTCCATTCCAGCCTTTACGTGCAACGCGATTACCCTGTTTTAATTCTTCAAGTGCTTTTCCAAAATTCATAATTGTTAACTCCTTATTTTTTTAATTAGATCCGGTCTGAATCCGCACCATGAACGATCAGGCGTTTCAACAACCGGATATGATTGAAAGCCCTGTTCACGGAAGCGCTGTATATCACTATTATGAGGCTTAACGACCTCAAAATCAACGTTTGCCACGTTAAATAGTCTTTCGGTCAACCGGCATTTGGCGCAGTTTTTCGTATCATAAATTTTAATCATAAAAAAATACCTCCGGCCTTAAATTATACCATGAATGCAATCTGTAATAAAAAAATGCGTTTGTAAGAAAAGATATTACGTTTTCTTACATTTTTCTAACACCTCACTTTCCTGCTTTGTATAATGGCCTAAACCGCGTCCTATAAGGAATATAATAAAAAAATGTTTTATATACTATGTATGTTGTAAGAAAAGTAATAAAAAAATCCCATAGAAAAAAATTATTTTTTCTTAGGGATTCTCTTGATTTTTCTAACATTTTTAATTTGATCTTCTGTAACTCTTGTGGCAGTATGTCTGAAGCGTGTTAGATTTTTGTAAGATTTTCGATATTTTTTCTTACATTTCCAACATTTTATTGATTTAACGTGTGCTTTGATTGCTTATATAATAGCATTCCCAGCGTTTTTTTGCAAGTGATTATTCAGCAATAACTTGGCTAACAAAATCAGCACTCGCTGTATCGGCTGCGGTCAATTTAGTTTTACCAATCTCACGTAGTTTTTGTTTGGTTAGATCCACTGCTTTGTCATCTGCATTTATGAACCAGTAACCGCCGGTTTGCTTTCGTTTACCATTGATAACAGAATTAATATGTGTTCGGTTAACTCCTAGCATACGGCTCGCCTCACCTTGCGATCGAAACCTAGATACTTCCAGCGTGGTTAAATTGATTGCAAAAACGGGGTGTCCTTGTGATTCTGTGTTTGATATTCCAAATTTCTCTCGATATTGGTTATTGTACGAAACGGTACACCATTCCAAATTATCGATATGGTTATTTGCTCTGTTTCCGTCTTTGTGGTTGACCATTGGGAATCCGTTAGTGTTTGAAATGAATGTTTGAGCGACAAGGCGATGAACTTTTTTCGTAGTCCATTTCCCATCAACTTTGATACTTAATCCCGGATAGCCATAGCTGTCTTTAGATTGTTTTAAAACCCGTCCTTTAACAGGATACGTTCCCCTGCCGTTCGATACTACCACCATATCTAGTGTTCTAACTCTACCTAGATTTGATACTTCAATTCCTGCGTATTCAGGATGCGATTTCCATATTTCTGTTTGGCCTTTCATAAACGCCTCTCCTAATTGTTTCTCAATGTATATTCCGCCAGTAAACCATTAGCATCAAACTCTAAAACTTTTAAAGTCTTGTAACCCATTGTAAATCCATTTCTAATCTCATAGTTGTCTGATTTTTTCGGCGTACCGAACTGCCTTTGTATTGCTCCCCCTTCGTCTTTAACAACTTCTGTATGAAAGTGTCCCCAGTGTACTTCTCGCCATACGCTACTTGCCCATTCAGCTTGATATTCATTAGCGAACAGTTGTGACAGCTTAGCTTTAGCCGTATCACCATGCGCCATCATGATTGCAACTTTTCCATAAGTGAATACTTGACGATACGATCCTGGATTAAATACAGCTAATTGTGGATATTTAGCTTTAATCATTTCAACGAAGCTCCACTGCATGTCAAAGTCGTGATTTCCGCCTATCGCACGCAATTCTGTAGTTTCAGAGTTTTTAATAGCCGATTCGATGATATCTTGAACAAAATGCGCTGCGTCTCGCCATGCTTTGATCATATCTACATGATCCAACTGGGTATTGTTAACAGTCTGTGTCTTTTTCAAGAAATCACTGTGTAATATGTCGCCTCCAACTTCAATAACAATCTTTTCAAATGGGTGCGAATTAATAATTGTTAGAAGTTCATCTAAATACGGTTTCATATTATCGTAACTGTTGATTCCAAAATGTAAATCATATAACGGGATCACTAGCATACGTTTTAATGTACCTGACGTTCGTTCTAAGCGCTTTTGTTTAATGTCACGGTTGATTATACCAGTCAACTCTGAAACGCTTATATCGCTCTTAGGACGAACTTTAACAGTTATGCTGTATTGAGGTATTGTCCCGTCTTCGGTTGAATGCTGCTCATATACTTTGTATTGAGAACTGATCAGATCGAATTTGTCTGGATCATAACCGGTTAATTCCATCATGGTGCGTGGCGACTTATCTGGTTCGTGCTTTAAACGCATGAGGACTGTTGCCGTCTGTGTGCCATTTGCTTCAGTTGTGACTTCTTTGGAATCCTCAATCTTAATATCGGCAATGTGTCGCTGGCGATAATGCTTAACCGCAGCGTGGGTTTTCCCCATTTCTTTCGCAATTTCTTTATCTGTTAAACCCGTAGTAACGAGTTGCGCAATTTGATGTTTTTCTTCGTCTGTCCATTTCATGATTTTAAGGCTACCCCGCACATTAAAATTTCGCAGTCACTTTCGATTTCTTGGCAGTAAATGCCAATATTAGGGAAAATTTCCATACCGTTGATTGAAAATACCATCAATGGTTTTAAATCCCACTTGCTGTGAATCGTGATTGAATCGTCACCTAATGAAATTGGAATGTCGTTTTTGTTAGCGATGTCCATAATAATTTTTAATTCTTCCAGTGAATATTCATAATTTTTCATTTTTTGAATCTCCTTACGATAAATACGATCAGTGCAATAATTCCAACGGTTCCTGCCACTGGTTTAATCAACGGCTTGATAATCCATGCGATAATTCGCATGAAGATTGCTAACGTAATGATGAATGATAGAAATGTTGCCATGTTATTCAGCCTCCTCGGTTTCATAGATTCCAGTTTTTAAAAAGAAATCTGGATCATTGACCAATTTATAAATTTCATCTTCTGTGAATTTATTTTTGAAATAGCCATTTAAATTAGAAACGAAATAATTACTATTGATTGGGTCAAAATTAAGGTATAATTTTTCCCCAGTTGATAATGACAATCCTTTGATTCCAACATGATATTTGGTTGACCGTTTTGAAACAGGTGTTTTGGCATATTCTACAGCAAGCGAGAACAATTCAGGCGTTAGCGGATCGGGATAATTTAATCCAGCTTTGAACTGATGACATTTAGAAACTGTTAATAATGTCCGTTCTCCATCATCAATCACATAAAACTTATATTCCGTTTCATCAACTTTATATCCCATTGTTTCTACTTTTTCAATAAATTCTTTAGTCTTCATTAGTTTCCTCCAATTTTACTTTGTTCCAATCTAACGGAACATCGTCACGTTGCTTCAATTGTTCGATTTCTTTATCAGTGAATTTGGTTTTAATGCCGTTAAATTCGCTCACATTGTCTGTTATCATCTTACCGGTTGAAATGTCGATATTTAAGTAGCCAAACTTGCCATTAAAAATTTTAATATATTATTTATTTTCTTCCTCCCGTTCATCTAGCGGGGTAATCGCAAGCTCTGATAAGATCATGTAAAGTTTATTGCTGAATGGTATTTTTTTAAAACAACTTTCGTCATTATAGAATAAATATCTTTCGTTGTTTTTAACCCATGCAACAAGCGTATTTTTGTAATTAACAACAAAATCACCATCGCACATACTAATGTAATACTTGTTTGATAATGCTTTGATTTGTTTTTCCGCTTCACTATATTTCATGATTACTTTACCTCCAAATGTTTTTCTTTAATATCGTGTAGCTTGTTCTCGATAGCAGCATTAGCATTTTCATCATCGTTTACGAACCAGAAACCGTGCGCCTGTTTGTATCTGCCTTTAAGAACAGCATTAATGCTTTGCCGGTAAACGCCAAGTGCTTGTCCAGCTTCATTTTGTGAGCGGAAATGTGACACTTCCAACGTGACTAGGTTAATCGCGAATAAGGGATGGCCTGCCGCTTCTGCTTGTGATTTCCCATACTTCTCCCGATATTGGACATTGTACGAAGCGGTACACCATTCAAGGTTAGAAACATTGTTATTAGTTCTGTCGTTGTCCTTATGATTGATCTGCGGTAAATTATTGGGGTTGGGAATAAATGTTTCCGCTACAAGTCGGTGAACTAATTTAAAGACGTGTTTTCCGTTCATATGAAAATGTAATCGCATATAACCGTTTTTATCAGATCTACTTTTATAATAATGTCCATTCACTGATCTAACCCTTCCAAACGAGCTAACTTCAATTTTGTCAATATCTGGGTGCCTAATCCATAATTCTACTGTATCTTTCATATCTATTTCCACATTTCCTTTACATATTCAGCTAGAAAAATTAATTGGTGCTTGGCCGACATGCCATAATACGGTCGTTCCAATCCAGCCGGTGCTTGGCCTAAGTCGATCGATTCGCATACGTCTGCCAGGCTTTCGAGTGGTTGAACTGAATATTGGCTTTTGACTTCTTGTAAAACCCATTTCAGTAATGCTTGTTCTTCGCTTGTCAATTTATTCATTTTCGTTTCATCTCCCAATAATTTCGGTGATCAGTTAATTCAAAACGGCCAGCTTTATAAAGTTTAGCCATTTTTAATGCTTTACCATCTGTAACTCCTCCTAAATAATACGACAACTGGCGAACATTAATATCATCTTTCAGATATCTTTTAATAATTGTTATTTCGTACTTGTTTAAAGTGGCGTACTCATTTTTATAGCATGGATAAGATAGTTTTAACATATGATTAAGTTCTAGATTATTCATGAGGCTGACAGTCCCATACTTGCTTTCAATTTCTTGGACGTAATTCAATAATTCGCGGTAGTATTTTCTCAAAATTTAACCTCCTTGCTAGAACCCGATGCCGCTTCTGTAACTGACATGCAGATCCTTAGCCACTTGTTTAGCCATAAGTTTGGCTGACTGATCGTTGCATGAAATGTAGTCTGCCACGTCAATTCCATTGAACATCGTAACTCCAGATACACTTCCGTTAGAGTACGGGGCAATCACAACTTGATCGTTTGGAATACTGTATTCAATAATTGTTTTTCGGAAACGATCAACATATTTCTTAGTGTCCATTTTTTAATATCTCCTTATTGAACGTCATAAGTTTTAGTACCTATTACATGTGAATCGGCATTACTAAATTCAAACGTTACTTTATTCATATTTTCAAGTTTAAAAATTAGAACTGTATCAACTGTTTTACCGGGCAATAATGAATTATTTAAATTGTCTGATTCAGTTTGTAGAGGTGTGTTACCGTTATCGTCAGATTCGATTATGCCAGGCGT